GACGAAGACTTTTATACTTTTGCGTCACGATGGAAAAAGATGCGATAAACCCAAACCACTACAAGACAGGAGATGTCGAAGCAATAGAAGCAATCAAAGCGTCTATGACACAAGAAGCGTTCTACGGATATCTCAAAGGCAACGTCTTGAAATACGTGTGGAGATTTGAGAAAAAGAATCGTCTCGAAGACTTAAAGAAAGCAAATTGGTACTTAACAAGACTCACAAATGAATATCAAGCAAACTCCATTCAAGGGCTATAACGCAGAAGAAACAACGAAGAAGCAAATCTACTTGCATCACACGGCAGGTGGCGCAGATGCTCTCTCAACTTTTAAGTTTTGGGAAGCAGATGCAGTCAATGTAGGTACTTGCGTCGCTATCTCTCGTGATGGTCAAATCGTACAAGGGTTTGACTCGAAGTTTTGGGCGTATCACTTAGGTCTCAAGTCGTCTCATTTCTTAGGTCTACCATACACGAATCTAGACAAGTCGTCTATCGGTATCGAATTGTGTAACTGGGGCTACTTGGTTAAAAAAGGAACGAAGTACTACAACTACGTTGGTAAAGAAGTGAAAGACGTTTGCAAACTTGACACACCTTACAAGGGATATGAGTACTTTGAGAACTATACAACGAAGCAAATCGAAAGCGTCAAAGAGTTGCTCTTGTTATGGAGAGACAAATACGCAATCGACTTGACGTACAACGAGGATATCTGGCAAGTGACGAAGAGAGCGTTGAGTGGGAAGAATGGAGTCTTCACTCACAACTCAGTACGCAAAGACAAGATAGACGTTTACCCTCACCCACAATTAATCGAGATGCTCAATGACCTTTGATGACTTTTTGAACGGCTTAGGAGAACGCGCAGACTCTTTCGTCACGAAAGGTGATAGCGAGTTGAATCAAATTATCGCTAACTTTTGGAATAAAGTAACTATTCAACTTCAAGAAGAACTTGACAAGCCAAAGCAAAAAGGAAACTTCACATACGACTCAAACGCTAGTGGTAAGTTAAGACAATCAATCAAACCCCTTGAGACTACTAGAACGCCTACATCATTGACGATGCGTCTAGGAATGGAAGACTACGCAGAGTATGTCGACGGAGGTCGTCGTCGTGGTAAACGCCCACCCGTTCAAGCCATCGAACAATGGCTCATCGACAAAGGAATACAAGTACGAGGTTCAAAGAATGAGAATCTTGCTACTGCACGACGCAACAAAGCACAAGCAATCGCGAACGCGATAGGTCGTCGAGGTATCAAACCGACAAAATTCATACGCAACGTATGGAATCAACAACTTCTAGACGGCATTTCGACAGAACTTGCTACTAAACTAGGAAACAGAATCTTCTCGATAGATATAAAATAATTTTCTTTTTGTTTGCATTATGAAAGAATTGTTGTACTTTTGTGAGGTATGACAAACATAGAGCAAATTCAAGAAGAGTTAAAAAAGAAACACTATCACGGTCTTCAAAAGACTATCCACGAGAGAACAGGTTTGTCTCTCCCTACTATTCGTAAGTATTTGAAAGGTGACGTGTATCACCCTACGGCGGTCAAAGTATTCAAGACGGCAAAAGAAATCATTGAACAAATCGAAAACTAATATGAACAAAAGCGAATCAATCAAGAACATTGGACTTGCTCTGTGCAAGTTTCAAGCATCAATCGGCAAGGTGTCGAAAGAAGCAAACAACCCATTTTTCAAATCTAAGTACGCATCTTTAGCGAACATCTTAGACACAATTCAAAAACCATTGAGTGACTGCGGTCTTGCATTTGCACAACTCCCAGACGATGACGCGTTGACGACTATCTTAATTCATAGCGAGAGCGGTGAATGGATTGAAGCATCGTACAAGATGCCTGTCGCAAAACAAAACGACCCTCAAGCGATGGGTTCTGCAATCACTTACGCACGACGCTACGCTTTAGGTGCAATCTTAGGTCTTAACATCGACGACGATGACGATGGAGAGAAAGCAATGGGACGCACACCACAAAAAGAAACTCTCACGCCTAAACACTTAAATTGGCAACGCGCAGTAGAACACATTCAAAAAGGTGGTAAGATTAGTGACATTACTCAAAAGTACACATTGAGTGAAGTTGACTACAAATTGTTGTCTAGTGTTAAATGAATGATTGAGAATGGTTACGACTACACAAAGTGAAGAGCAATGGTTGGAGTTGCGACGCACAAGATTTACCGCTTCACAGATTCACAAGTTGATGGGTACTCCGAGAAACAAATCGGAGTACTTAAGCGATACGGCAAAGACTTTTATCTACGAGAAAGGTGCAGAGATTCTCACAAACCAAAGAAACGAAATCTATGGTCGCGCTCTCGATTGGGGTAAAGAACACGAGAAACAAGCATACGAAGCGTTTGACCCTTTCAACACTCTCGCTACTTACTACGGAGGTGAGACGTTCGTCTTCATCGAGTACGGTGAGTTTGGTGGATATTCTCCCGATGCGTTAGGTGATGATTTTATCGTTGAGATAAAATGTCCTTTCAATAGCGGTGTTCATCTTCGCAACTTCTCAATCAAAACAAACGAAGACTTGAAGTCGCTTCATAGCGAGTACTACTGGCAAATGCAAATGGGTATGATTGCGAGTGCTTGTGAGAATGCGTTCTTTGTTTCGTACGACCCTAGATTTGAAGACTCACACAAGTTGCACGTAGTAAATATCACACTTGACGACGTAAAAGACTTGATTGATGAGAAGTTGTACTATGCAGGACATATGCTTAGAAATGTCATAGAATTGTAAAAAACAAAAGCAAATAGAAAAAAAAGTTTTCGAGTGTGTTGCATATGTCGAAAATAGTTGTACTTTTGAAACATGATACAAACAAATATGAAAAACAACACACAGAACATCGCTCGTCAATTAGAAGTTTTAGAAATTGAATTGGCAGGAATTATCGCAATCACAAGAAAGCCAAATTTGCTTTGCCGTGAATTGTACGAAAACAGAATCGCTTTATTGCTTTCACGTAAAAATCAACTTCTTCAAACATTGGGGGCTTAATCGCCCCCACTATTTATACGACTATGGCACTAGACATCATTTATCTAATCATTGGGACACCTGTTGCGTTTGCGATAGGTTATGCTCACCATTGCATCAAGAGAAACTCTAAGAGACTTCGTGAGATGCCAGAGGCAACACCTTATCAATTCGAGAAAGATGAACCAATCGCGAATTTTGATGAGTTCTCAAAAGCAATCTATGATTTCAAATTCTATAAAGGCAAAGCAAGATGAATACACAAATAGTAGAAGCAAATGTGAATGGCTCTATCGAGTATCGAGTGTATCACAATCAAGATATAGTAGGTAGATTCGAGAAGAAGATATTTGCTGAGTTCTTATCGAACAGGTTAAATGGTATGTCTTATGTTCTTATCAACGAAGACAACGACATAATTTGTGTATTTGATAGCGAACCACAAATGCAAGATGTCTGCTATCAACTAGAAGAATCTTATTCAATGGATTTGCAACTATTCCCTTTGGGTGGATTATATACTCACTACGAAGTATACGGTGACAATTTTTATGAAGTAGTACAAGTAGTTAAAACTAGAACACAATGACAAACACACAAATGGCAATTTGGTACGGATTTATTCTACTGGCGTTCGTTCTTGGATTTTACATAGGCAAATACGATGACGAGAAGTGAACAATTCGATGTGATGTATATGGACATTGCACATATCGTATCAAAACTTTCAAGGTGCAATCGTGCAAAAGTCGGCGCAATTATAGTCAAAGATGGCAATATCATATCATTTGGATACAATGGTACACCGACAGGATTTTGCAACGAATGTGAAGAGAACGATGTGACGAAAGACGAAGTCATTCACGCAGAAATGAACGCTATCTTAAAAGCGGGTATAAACGCTCAAGGTGCAACGATGTACGTCACGATGTCTCCTTGTATACAATGCTCTAAGATAATCAAACAGAGCGGTTTAGAATGCGTTATATTCGACAATCTATATAGAGACACTCAAGGACTGGATAAACTAAAAATAAATTATAGACAACTATGAAGAAAGAATCACAACTCAAGAAAGTGAAGACTCACTTGATGAATGGTAAGTCAATCACACCAATCGACGCTTTGAATTTGTATGGCTCATTTCGACTCGCCGCGCTTATTCATACGCTCAGACACAAAGAAGGTCTCGATATTGTATGTGATGAGACGGAAGGATTTGGTAGATATTCAATCGCAACAAAAAAATAGTTTGCTATTTATCTACAAAGCATTACTTTTGTAGTGTTAACTAGGAATGTAGGAGATTCCGTATGTTAAAAGATATTTGCCCTGTTGGGTTAGTTGCACTCCTACTGCACTAATTCAATGGGGTTTTTTATTTATGGCAACTGACAAAAAATCATTTCTATTGTATTGTGATATAATACATACGATAGACCAACTCACAGACGAACAAGCAGGTCACTTGTTCAAACACATACTACAATATGTGAACGACAAAGACCCAGAGACAGACAATGTAATCACTAAGATTGCATTTGAACCTATTAAGCAACAACTTAAAAGGGATTTAATGAAGTACGAAGAGATACGAAAACGCAATTCGGACAATGCTCGTAAGCGATGGGATGCGACCGTATACGACCGCATACAAAACGATACCAAAAATGCCGATAATGATAATGATAATGATAATGTAAAAGATAAAGTAAATAATAAATTTATGAAACCAACTCTAGACGAGTTGAGAGAATATATGGATTCAATAGGTATGAACGATGTCTCAAACAAGTTCTTCGATTTCTATGAGTCAAAAGGATGGATGATAGGCAAAAACAAAATGAAAGACTGGAAGAGCGCAGTTCGTACGTGGAAACAAAACAACTTGAAAGTCTCAACAAATACTCATAAACTTGCAACACTATGAATATAGAACAAATGATATTATCAAACTTGCTCTTCTACAATGATGCAAGACACTTCTTACCACAAATCAATAAGAATTGGTTTACTCAAGATTTATCTCGTCGAGTTGTAGACGCGATGACAGAACTCTACTACGAGAATCAACCTGTTGACCTTGTGACCTTATCAAAGTATTTCACACGAGTAGAAGTTCTTGAGATTATTCGTATTCAACAAGAAGCAAGTGGAATGTCAAATATCAAAGTACACTTGAAGACTCTCGAGTACGAGTACATAAAGAGAACGCTTGTCGATAGAGTGACTAACTTGAACTTGACAAAAGACTTGAGCGAGATGGTCAAAGACATTCAAAACATTCTTGAAGAGACTACATTCTCAACTCACAAAGAGCCAGACTCAATCGTCAAAGTCACAAACAAAGTCGTTGACCAAATCGTAGACAATAGTCTCAAAGGTGGTGCGCTCACAGGTAAACAAACAGGATGGAGATATCTTGACAAATACATCGGAGGTTACAACGAAGGTGATTTGATTGTAGTAGCAGGTAGACCTGGAATGGGAAAGACGGCAATCGCTTTGACGCTTACAAAGGACTTTGCAAAGTATAACTACAAAGCACTCTTCTTATCGCTTGAGATGAGCAACGAACAACTCGCGAAACGATACTTGTCTTTGATAGGTTCTATCGAGAATTGGAAGATTCGCAATGGTCGTCTAGAACAAATTGAAATCGACAAAGTGATTCACGTCGCAAACAATCAATCTATCGAGTTTCACATAGACGATGACGTTGATACTTCTATCGCTCAAATCAAAGCAAAAGCAAAACTACACAAGTCTCGCAAAGGTCTTGACTTGCTAGTGATTGACTACATTCAATTAATCAAAGGTACAAAAGCAAATCGTGAGCAAGAGATAGCAGAGATATCACGAGGTCTTAAACTACTCGCAAAAGAATTGAAAATCACGGTCATTGTTCTTGCGCAGTTATCTCGTAAGAGCGAAGAGAGAGCAGACAAAAGACCTATGTTGAGTGACTTAAGAGAGAGTGGTGCTATTGAGCAAGACGCAGATATTGTGATGTTTCCTTTTAGACCTGCATACTATGACCAAGAGAAGCCAGACGTAGAAGAAGCCGAGTTGATAATAGCAAAGAATCGCAACGGTGAGTGTTGTACGATACCTACAACATTTGAAGGCAAACTAACAGAATACAAAGAGCGAATATGAATATAAACAAAATATATAATGAACCCTGTTTGGATACTCTAAAAAAGATGCCAAACAATTTTTTAGATTGCGTAATTACATCGCCACCATATGACAATTTGAGGTCATATAACAACAAAATTGATGAAACATGGAATGAATTTGTTTGGAAACCGATAATTGAAAAATTGTTTGATAAAATGAAGGATGGCGGTGTTGTGGTTTGGGTTGTTGGTGATGCCGTAATAGATGGCAGCGAAACTGGTACATCATTCAAACAATCTTTGCACGCGATTGAAGTTGGATTCAAATTGTGGGATACAATGATTTATCAGAAAAAGCCATCATTCACCGCATCTAAAACTGATAAAAGATATAGCCAAAATTTTGAATATATGTTTATTTGGTCAAAAGGTATTCCCAAAACTGCAAATCTTTTGAAGGATAGGAAAAACAAATACGGCGGTTCAACGACTTGGGGCAAAATATCAGAACGATTGAAAGATGGCACATTAAAGCAAGGCAAGGTGATTCATGTTCAAGATTACGGATATCGTTTTAATATTTGGGATTATGCAACCGGCAAAGGGAATTCAACGCGTGATGATATTGCGTTTGAACATCCGGCTATTTTTCCCGAAAAGTTGGTAGGCGACCACATCATGACATGGACAAATGAAAATGATTTAATATTTGACCCGTTCATGGGTAGTGGAACAACCGCAAAGATGTGTTGTTTGTATAATCGAAATTGGATTGGTAGCGAGTTGAATCCCAAATATATTGACATTTGCAATAAACGATTAGAGCCATTGATTAAACAAGTAAAATTATTTTAATAATATGAATGAAATAAAAGAAATACGAAGGGCGTACATACTAGCACGGGCGTTAAATGTGCAGTATCAATTCATTCGTGATATTGTGAGTGATGACTTGCGAAAGTCAATAAACGAAGCAAAAGCAAAGAACTCACACTTCATTAAAACAATAGACCAAAACTTTGACCGAAAAAATCAACAACAACAAACAGAGTTCGATGAAGAACTCGCTTTTCAACTACTAGAACAAATCGAACAATATGAGAAAACAAACCCCAATGAAATTCGTTGATAGATTTTTGACGAATCTCGCAAACATTCACGAAGAATGTGGAGACACC